AGCCTAGATTAATCAGAAAGGCAATACCAAAATATACCAAGGCTTTAAGTAATCATGATACCTCAACCTTCAGAGCTTATTACAACAAGAAAACAGTGGAAAACAAACTTGATCTACTGATCAAACTAGAGCAGAGAATAGCAGATCAGGAAATCAAAAGAGATAACATTAAATCTAAAAGAAATGAAGAGTACCTTAAAAAAAATATGGAAAGACCGGAACAAGATTCTTGAGGGTATAACCAATGCAATCATACGTGATGAATTTGTAGAAGATGTTGCAAAACATAGAATGGAAGTTTGTGATGCATGTGAATTAAAAGGAGATGACTGTGTCATGCCTGGTACAGCTCCTTGTTGTAATGACTGTGGTTGTTCATTAGCATTTAAGACTAGATCCTTGTCATCAGAATGCCCTGTAGGTAAATGGAAAGCTTTATTGTCTGAAGAAGAGGAAGACAAATTAGATAACCTTAAAGATTAATATTATGAATCCAATTTCAAACAATGCATCAAACCAATGGCTTAATAATTGGCAAGATATGTTACAAAAAGGTGTATATGTAGCAGATCCTACAAAACAAATGAATATAACTACTACTGATACTAATGGTATATTTGGTGGAGTACTAAATGATGGAAGTATACATAACTCTGTACCTTGGGAAGATCCTATTATTTCAATTACAGAAAGAATAGCAAAATTAGAAACTCAAAACAAGTTTTTAAAATTAAAGATTCTTGGGATGGAAGGTAAGTTTACACAAGAAGAAATAGCTAATATACGTAAGATGCTTATGTCTAATGATGAAGCATCTATTACATTAGCAGACAGTATAATTGAGAATGCATGAGCTGGGCGGACTTGGAAGCCTTGATGACAGATGGAATGGCAGCTCAAGGAAAACAAATTCATTTGTACACAGGTATAGATGGTTTTGAAATGATCTCACATGCATTTGCAGTAGAAAACTCCGTTGGGTTTGTACGATGGATGGAAGAAAAGAAAAAGATTACTTCTGATGAAGCAACAAGTTTAATAACAATGCTGAAATCATCAGACATAGAAAACTTTAACATAGCAGTATTAGCTATAGAACAATTAAAAAAATGATAGTATTTAACGCAAATGATCACAGTTACAAAAGTCTTGAAGACAGTAACATTGATTGGGTAAGTGTAACAACACTTGTCTCTCATTTTAAAACACCTTTTGATGCAAAGAAAGTTGCTGAAAGAGTTTCAAAAAATAAGAAGTCAAAGTGGCATGGTATTGATCCCGTTATAATACAACAGATTTGGAAAAATGAAGCTGACAGATCTACAACTCTTGGTACATTCTATCATAACCAAAGAGAAGATGACATATGTTCATTTGCTTCAATTGAGAGAGAAGGAATAACAATTCCTGTATTTAAACCGTCAGGTGAAAATAATGGAATAAGACATGCTCCATCTCAAAAGCTTGAACCAGGAGTTTATCCTGAACACATGGTTTATCTGCGTTCAGTAGGTATCTGTGGCCAATCAGATTTAGTTGAGGTAGTCAATGGTAAAGTAAACATCATTGACTACAAGACTAATAAAGAAATTAAAAAAGAATCATGGGTAGACTGGGAAGGTAAGTCAGCTAAATTGTTGGCTCCAGTAGATAATCTTGATGATTGTCATTTTTATCATTATGCATTACAGTTAAGTATTTATATGTATATTATACTGAAGCATAATCCAAAACTTAAGCCAGGAAGAATATTTGTTCATCATGTAATATTTGAGGTTGAAGGTGAGGATAACTGGGGATACCCAATAACAAAACGGGATCTTAATGGAGAACCCTTAGTAAAAGAAGTTTTACCAATTGCAATACCTTATCTTGTTGATGAAGTATTGGCAATTATTCATTATATTAATGATAACAGAGATAAAATTAAATCTAAACACTAATGCTGATAAAACTATTTGATGTACAGAACAGAGCAGTGATTCCTACAGAACATTGTTATACACTGAAAGCTTTAAAAGATGTGATGGATGAATATCCAGAAGATCATCTTAAGATCTATCAGTACTTGTTTTACATGACATGCCCTAATCCAGATATGAATCCTTTCTTTCATACACCAGAGGTTGAAAAAGAATCTATAATTATGCGTGAGATTGAAGGAGAATTCTCAACAGAAGATACTACAATTTTTGCAGCACTAAGATTTTGTGAAAGAATGTATGAAACTCCCACATCCAGAGCATATAAAGGAATGTCTTCAATGCTTGATAGACTTGGAAAGTACATGGAAACTACACCTATTACTGCAGGAAGAGATGGAAATATTAATTCACTTGTAGCAGCCGCAAAGAATTTTGACCAGATAAGAGCCTCATTCAAAGGAGTCTACAAAGACTTACAAGAAGAACAATCTAGCAAGGTGCGCGGAGGACAAGGTTTAGCATATGATTCATAATGAGTGAGATATATGAAGATATCCCAACATGGGATAATGGTACTTGGACAACTGTCTCTTTTGAGACAAGAGAAGACTTTGCTGCTTACTTGTTTGGTATTTTTAAAGAACCAGGAGAATATCAATTTGATGAAGTAAGTGCAGAGTTATTTACTGTAGAGTCAAAAAGATTTAAGATGCAGAATGTTTATACCATGGCTCCATTTAGATCAAAAGACTTTATAAACTACTGGGATGATCAGAAAGCTAAATGCAGAAAAGGTCTTTTAATTAAGAGTGGAGATAAGAGTTGGTATCTTGCGCGTGAGTATTACATGTGGTTAAACTTCTTACCAATCTTTAACAAAGAAATTCAACAGTTTGGATTTGCAGATATCAGGGATGCACAGTATCACTTAGCTCTTTATGAAATGCTTGCTGAACTTAACTATAAACATGTTGCTGTATTAAAGAAACGTCAGATTGCATCTTCCTATTATCATATGGCAAAGCTACTTTGTCAACAATGGTTTGAGGCAGGGGTTACACTAAAGATTGGTGCCAGTCTCAAAGATTACATCAATGAAAAAGGTTCTTGGAAATTCTTAGATGAGTATGCAGCATTCTTAAATGAGCACACTGCTTGGTACCGTCCCATGAATCCTAGTAAGGTGATGATGTGGCAACAGAAGATTGAAGTTAGAAAAGGAGATAGAAAAAATGAAGTAGGTCTTAAAGGAACAATACAAGGTATGTCCTTTGAAAAAGATCCAACAAATGGTGTAGGGGGACCGGTTAAATACTTCTTTCATGAAGAGGCTGGGATTGCACCTAAGATGAATCAGACATATGAGTACATGCGTCCTGCAATGAGATCTGGTTTGATCACTACAGGAATGTTTATAGCTGCTGGTTCTGTGGGTGACTTGTCACAATGTGAACCATTAAGAAAAATGATATTACATCCTGCAGATAATGATATCTATGCTGTTGAGTCTAACTTACTAGATAAGAATAAAACTGTAGGACTATCTGGATTATTTATTCCTGAGCAATGGTCTATGCCACCATACATAGATAACTTTGGTAATTCACTTGTAGAAGAAGCATTAAAGGCTTTGGATGACCAATTTGATAAATGGAAAAAAGAATTAGACCCGGAAACATACCAGTTAAGAATTTCTCAGCATCCAAGAAATATTGAGGAAGCCTTTGCTAACAGAACAGTCTCTGTATTTCCTACACACCTTATTGGAGCTCAGGAAAGAAGAATAGAGGATAAAGAATATCCTTATGAATTCTTAGATATCTCTACAGATGAGAATGGAAGACCAAGTGTAAAGAATAGTAATAAAAGACCTATTAGTGAATTTCCAGTATCTAAAAAGACTGAAGATAAAACCGGGTGTCTGGTTGTATGGGAAAGACCAATCAAAGATCCAACATTTGGCCAGTATTATGCTTCTATTGACCCTGTATCAGAGGGTAAGACAACAACATCAGAATCATTATGTTCTATCTATATAATGAAAGCTCCAGTAGAGGTAACTAAAGTTTCCGGAACTGAGACAGAAACATACATTGAACAAGATAAAATTGTAGCAGCATGGTGTGGTAGATATGATGATATCAATAAAACACATCAACAGCTAGAACTAATTATAGAATGGTACAATGCATGGACAGTGATAGAGAATAACATTTCTCTTTTTATACAGTACATGATCTCCAGAAAGAAACAAAGATTTCTAGTACCAAAGAGTCAAATACTTTTCTTGAAAGATCTTGGTGCCAATGCCAATGTATTCCAGGAATATGGTTGGAAGAATACAGGTGTGTTATTTAAAGCTCACTTATTAAGTTATGCAATTGAATACACTAAAGAAGAATTAGACTTAGAAACAAAACCTGATGGAACTATTGTTAGAACCAAATATGGTATTGAAAGGATTCCTGATCCTATGCTACTTAAAGAAATGAGAGAATATTCAGATGGAGTCAATGTTGACCGCTTGGTTTCATTCTGTGCATTGGTTGCCTTCATGAGAATTCAACAAGCTAACAGAGGTTATGCAAAGAGAGTTATCATGGATGATGCGGCCAAAAACTTGCAAAAGTCAGATAATTTGTTTAAATTAAATAGAAGCCCTTTCCGTCATATGGGAAGAGGCCAGCTAGGAAATGGTCAGAATTTTAAAAGATCACCATTCAAAAATATTAAATAAGAGTTATGCAGATAATTAACGCAATGCAAGCCAAAGATGGGGCTAAAACCAAACCTAATAGAATTGGTAGTATTACTCAACCATTACAGTTTTTACCAAAAGCTGAGAAAGACCAGCAATGGGCAGCTTGGAATTTAGACTGGGTGGAGTGGCAAGGGCTCAAGCAAATAAGAAGAAATGCCAGAAGACTTATGAAAAATTATAAGTTGGCTAAAGGTGTAATTGATAAATCAGATTATATTGTTGAAGAAGACAATGACTACAGAGATATTGTTGATGTTCTTACTAAAGAAGATCAGTCAGCTTTGGAATTAAGATTCTATCCAATCATACCAAATGTTATTAATGTTCTAGTAGCTGAATTTGCTAAGAGATCAACTAAACTAACATACAGGGCTGTTGATGAATTCTCATACAATGAGATGATGGAGCAAAAACGTGCTGCAGTTGAAGAAGTTCTTATGGCTGATGCACAAACTAAACTTACTGCAGCTTTATTAGAACAAGGACTTGATCCAGAATCTGAAGAAGCACAACAACAATTAAGCCCGGAGAATCTTAAAACTTTACCACAGATTGAGCAATTCTTTAAGAAGGATTATAGATCAATGGTAGAAGAATGGGCTACTCACCAACATAAAGTAGATGTTGAGAGATTTAAAATGGATGAACTAGAAGAGAGAGGCTTCAGGGACATGCTCATTACAGATAGAGAATTCTGGCATTTTAGAATGATGGAGGATGACTATGAAGTAGAGTTATGGAATCCGGCTATTACTTTCTATCACAAATCTCCAGATGCAAGATATATTTCCCAATCACAATGGGTTGGTAAAACAGACATGATGACCGCATCAGATGTTATTGACCGTTATGGTTATCAGATGACAACTGAGCAGTTAGAAGCATTGGAAGCTGTTTATCCAATTAGATCTGCAGGATATACAATTGGTGGTATCCAAAATGATGGTTCTATGTATGATGGAACAAAGTCACATGAATGGAATACACAGATGCCTTCTCTTGCATATAGACAGTACACTTCAGCAATGAATGGTAGTGTTATTAACCAAGGAGATATTATCAATCAGATACTTTCTGAAGGAGAAGATTACTATGACCAGGGTACAGCATACTTATTAAGAGTGTCAACAGTATATTGGAAATCTCAACGCAAAGTTGGTAACTTAACTAAAGTAGCTGATAACGGGGAAGTTATCAATGAGGTAATAACTGAAGACTACAAGGTTGAAGAAAAACCAATTTATGATACTAGACTTTTCAAGAATAAAACTAAAGATAATTTAGTATATGGTGAGCATATTGATTGGATATGGATCAATGAAGTATGGGGTGGTGTAAAAATTGGACCAAACATTCCTTCATTCTGGGGTATGAATAACCCTGGTGGATTCTCTCCAATTTATGTGGGTATAGATAAGAACCACATTAGCTCTTTGAAGTTTCAATTTAAAGGAGATAATACTTTGTATGGTTGCAAGCTTCCTGTAGAAGGAGCAGTATTCTCTGATAGAAATACTAAGTCTACTGCATTAATTGATTTAATGAAGCCATACCAGATTGGATACAACATTGTCAACAATCAGATAGCAGATATCCTGGTGGATGAGCTTGGTACTATTATCATGCTTGACCAAAATACTTTACCAAAGCACTCCTTGGGTGAAGATTGGGGTAAAGGAAATTATGCTAATGCGTATGTGGCAATGAAGAACTTCCAGATTCTTCCATTAGATACAAGTATCACTAATACAGAGAATGCTTTAAACTTTCAGCATTTTCAAAAACTAGATCTATCTCAGACAGAAAGATTAATGTCAAGAGTACAATTAGCTAATCACTTTAAGCAACAAGCTTATGAAGTTATAGGAGTAAACCCACAACGTATGGGAGCCCAGTTGTCACAAATGACAGCCACTGGTGTAGAACAAGCTGCCGCAGCATCTTATGCTCAAACAGAAGTATTCTTTATCCAGCACTGTGATTATCTAATGCCAAGAGTACATCAGATGAGAACTGACCTGGCTCAGTATTATCATTCTACAAAACCATCTAGTAGACTAACATATATTACTGGTGATGATGAAAAGGTAAACTTTCAGATCAATGGCACAGATCTTCTAATGCGCGATCTTAATATATTCTGCACAACAACTGCAAACCACAGAGCTGTACTAGAACAATTAAAGTCCATGGCTATGCAGAATAACACCACAGGGGCTTCTATCTATGACATTGGTAAGATTGTTCAGTCAGATTCAATTGCACAGCTTAATACAGTCCTTAAAGAGTCTGAAGCTAAAATACAACAACAGAAACAACAAGAGCAACAAGCTGCACAACAAATGCAACAAGAACAACTTGCATCTCAAGAGAAACAGTTACAAGCTAAACTTCAAGCTGAGGCTGAGATACAAGATAAAGAGCTTGCAAATAACATTACTGTTGCTGAAATTAGATCTGCTGGATTTGGTGCAATGCAAGATATCAATAAAAATGAGATATCAGATTACCAAGATGAGATGAAAAACATTAGACAATCAGAACAGTACCAAAGTCAAATGGAGTTACAGAGAGAAAAGCAATCTGATGAAAATCTTAGACATTCTCAGAAGATGGGTATTGAAGAAAGAAAGCTTCAAGTACAAGAAGATATAGCAAACAAACAAATTGAAATTGCCAGAATAAACAAGAATAAATATGATTCTGGTAAGGATAATAAAAGTAAGAAGTAGTATGTAGCTATGTAATGCAAAAAAATTACAAATAGTACTTTAAATTTAAAAGATTTATTTGTATATTATAGTGTATCATTAAAACCAACAGTAATGGAAAAAACCAATAATAACCCTGATGACCAGGTATCAGACTCTACAACGGTAGAGCAAAGAGAAGTAGATATTGATGCCTTA